TGGTACACCATTAAGAGGAAACTACGCAGGTATAGGTTATACTTGGGATGAAGATAATAATTTATTCTATGGTAAAAAACCTTATGCAAGTTGGGTTCTTGATGTTCCTACAGCTTCTTGGAAATCCCCAAAAGGAGATGCTCCAGCTTTAACGGCTGCACAAGAATCTCAAAATACCGCTGGTACTCATAGACATCGTTACGAATGGAATGAAAGCAGTACCGACTGGGAATTAAAATCAGATTTATAATCAAACTGTATGGGTGGCGGAATACAAAAAAACAAACTTTCAGAAATAGCAATATATTATGGTGATGTTTCAATGCCGAAAGGTTTTGAAATAAATTGTAATAAACTTCAAGAAGATATTCTAAAATCACAAATCAATAATAAAAAATTTCCCTATTCAAGGGAATGGGATAAACTTAATACCTATTTAAGAGAACATATTAATTTGGAATTTGGTTTCCAATTAGTAAATAAAGAAACATGGGGAAATGTTTATAAACCCAAAGAAATTTCTATTCCTTTATTAAATATAGATCCTGTAGATTTAAGAAATTCTCCTGATTACACTTTGTTATATGGTGTTAATGTTAAAGATTGTAGTGTTAGAATCCATTATGACGACAATAGAAGAGCAGGAAGAAGTTGGGATATGCCTTTAAAAAATAATCAATTTATTATGTTCCCATCAACTAATATGTATTACATCACCAACAATCAAAAAGATTCCCTTAACTTTATTTTAACTATTACTAATGAATTTATCTAATTACTTTTGGTATTTTAAATCTGCATTAACGCCTAGATTCTGTGATGAAGTTATTAAATACGCATTACAACAACAAGACAGTATTGCTAGAACTGGGGGTTTTGACAAAAAAGAATTATCAAAAGAAGATATTAAAAATATTCAAAGAAAAAGAAAATCAGATTTAGTATGGTTCAACGATACTTGGATTTATAAAGAAATACACCCCTTTGTCCATGAAGCCAACAAAAGAGCTGGTTGGAATTTTGAATGGGATAGATCGGAGTCTTGTCAATTTACAAAATATAAACAAGGTCAATATTACGATTGGCATTGTGATAGTTGGGATAAAGCATATAAAAGAAAAAATAAAAATGATCCTGATAATGGTAAGATAAGAAAGCTATCTATGACTTGTCAATTAACCGATGGTTCAGAATATAAAGGTGGGGAACTAGAATTTGATTTTAGAAACTATGAGCCTCATCAAAGAGAGGAAGATAAACATTTAAGAAAAGCAACAGAGATATTACCTAAAGGAAGTATTGTAGTGTTTCCTAGTTTTCTTTGGCATAGAGTTAAACCGATAACTTCAGGAACTAGATATTCACTTGTCTTATGGCATTTAGGATATCCATTTAAATAATGTATATAAATAATTATTTTTCAACACCAGTTTGGACAGAAGAAAAACCAGAGTTTGTTAAATCATTAAACAAAGCTAGTGATAAATATATTAAGGCAGCTAAAAAAATGCCTGATTCTAAAAAATATCTAAAAGACTTTGGAGATTTTGGTAGGTCATGGCACTCAACTCCATTAACACAAGATAATGATTTTATAGATTTAAGAAACTATATAGGTCAAAAGTCTTGGGAATTTTTAGATCACAGTGGTTTTGATATGCCACAATATCAAACTATGTTTTCTGAAATGTGGGTACAAGAATTTTCTAAAAAAGGCGGAGGTCATCATTCAGCACATATTCATTGGAATCAGCATGTATCAGGATTCTATTTTTTAAAATGTTCAGATAAAACTTCTTATCCTATTTTCCATGAACCTAGAACAGGAGCAAGAGCTACTAAATTAAAAATGAAAAACCAAAAAGGTATATGGCCTGGAACAGAGCTAGTTAATTTTAGACCAAAGCCTGGAACTTTAATTATTTTTCCAGGATATTTAGAACATGAATACGCAGTAGATCATGGTAAAGCACCCTTTAGATTTATCCATTGGAATATAACCGCTATCCCTAAAGAGATGGCAAAAAATGTTTAAGAAAAATAAATATGTAGTTATTAAACAAGCCATTTCAAAAGACATGGCTACTTTTATTTACAATTATTTTTTAATGAAAAAACAAGTTTATGATACTTGTATTCAAAGAAGATATATTTCCCCTTATGAAGTTATACTTGGATATTATGAGGGAGCAAATGAACAAATACCACATACTTATTCTTGCTATTCAGATATAGTTATGGAAACTTTATTATTAAAATGCCAACCGATTATGGAAAAGACCACAGGTTTAAAACTTCAACCAGCTTATACCTATGCCAGACTTTATAAAAAGGGAGATATTTTAAAAAGACATAAAGATAGGTTTAGTTGTGAAATATCTACAACAATGAATTTAGGTGGAGATAAATGGGATTTATACCTTGAACCATCAGGACAAGAGGGAAAGAAAGGTATTAAAGTAAATTTAGAACCAGGAGATATGTTGGTTTATAGTGGTTGTGAATTGGAACATTGGAGAGAAAAGTTTAAAGGTAAATCTTGCGGACAAGTATTTTTACATTATAACAATAAAAAAACTAAAGGTTCAGGACAAAACCTTTTTGATAAACGACCTCATTTAGGACTACCAAGTTGGTTTAAAAGTTGATATATTATTTGATGGGGGTAGATAGCCACCTATCTATCCCCTTCTAATAATATGGAACAAAGAATTGAATCGCTTAAAAGACAATATGAATCTAAAGTCCTAGAAGCTGATGAAAATATAAAATTATTATTAAAGAACCCTATGGCTATTGTGGACCATAGTGATATAAATAAAGAAATTGATAAATGGCTAGAAGCAAAAGATAGCAATTATGGAAAACTACAACATTTATTAAGTTATCTTCCTAAAAAAGAAAAAGATGGCAAACACTTATAAATTTAAAGGGACACCCCTTGCAACAGTATCTCAAACTGCTATTTTAACAGCAGGAGCAACAGAAACTATAATTATTAAATCTATTAGAATTAGTAATAATACAGCTAATACACCTACAGTTACATTGGATATGACCGATACCTCAGCTAGTGCCACTTATAAAATAATCAATACTTATTCTTTAAGTGCCAATACAGCTGAAGAATTACTAACAGAACCCTTGGTAATGGAGCAAACTGATATTCTAAAAGCAACTATGAGTTCAACGGATGCTGTAGATATAACGGTTAGTTATCTAGTAATTACATAGTTGTATTAACTTCAAAAGTAGTATATTTATGGAGTTAGTTAGAATACCCACAGAAGAACTTGATAAGGTATGGGGTTTAATTGAAAAAGATATTAGAAAAGCCCTACTTTTTTCAGGTCAACTTTCAGATTCACAATTTGTTTTAAAGACCGCTAAAGAGGGTAAGTTTCAAGTTTGGATTCTTTGGGATAAAGAACAAAAAACAAATGTAGAAAAATATTTTGGTGTCGTTATTACTGAGATAGTAGAAAAACCGCTAGGAAAAGTCTGCCACATCTATATGATGACTGGTAGACAGAGACACAAATGGCAATATTTAATTAAAGATATTGAAACATTTGCACAAAAAGAAAAATGTTCAATGATGGAATTAATCGCAAGACCAGGATGGCAAAAAATTTTAAATCAATTCGGCTACAAAAGAACCCATGTGGTTTTAGAAAAGCAAATCAAACAGGAGAAAAAAGATAAATGAGTTTTATGGGAGGATCATCAGGAGGTGGTGGTGGACAAACGCAGGTTGTTAATAGAGACCCTTGGAGTCCAGCTCAACCAGCCTTACAACAAATTATATCAGAAGCAGGAAAAGTTTATGGAAGTGGTGTGGGCCAATATGTTGCACCAACGACTCAAACTTTAACAGGTTTATCTCAACAAGAAACAGATGCAGGAGCAGCTAGATCACAACTTCAATCTACATTAGCTGGTGGTTATACCAATCCTTATCTTAATCCTTTAATTCAACAAGCAGCAGGAGACGCTTATACTAATGTTGCACAACAATTTTCTGGAGCTGGAAGAACACCAGGTTCACCTGTCTCACAACAAATGGTAGCCAATCAAACAGCTTTAGCAGCTTTGCCCTACGCCTTTCAAAATGTAAATACCGAAAGAGCTAGACAATTACAAGTTGCACAACAAGCTCCAACTTTATTACAAACAGGACAAGGAATAGAGTCTTTAACTAGACAAGCTCAAATGGCTCCTTTTCAAAATTTACAAGCGTATGGATCAATTGTAAGTCCTATTGGTGGTGGGTTTCCTACTCAACAACAACAAACTAATTATCAAACCAACCCTTTAACAACAGGTATGGGTGGAGCATTATTAGGTTATGGTTTAGGTGGAGGAAAAGGAGCTTTAATGGGTGGTTTAGGAGGAGTATTAGGAGGATTATTATTATAATGGAAAAAATTAAACAAGTATGGGCGTTAGCACAAGCTCATCCTAAAATTGCTACTGCTGTAGTGGTTGTAGTGATTGCTATTTATTTTTTAATAAATTAGGAATTTTTAAAAATGAAAAAGATAAGTAAATTATATTACGATTTAGAAGTTAGAGTAAAAACTCATCCAATGAAATATTTGGTGGGCTTATTAATTTTAGTCATTATCGCAATAGCAATTTAAGGAGAATAATGCCACCACCACATGGAACAGCAGCAGAGGCAGCAGCATATTCAGGAGGAAATTCTGGTAGAGATACAGGATCAGATTATGGACAATTTGATAGAGCAGTTCAACAAACTCAAAATAATCCAACACAATCTAGTGGTGGAGACGGTTTAATTGATCCAGGTTTTCATCCTGAATTAGCCGCTATTCAAGATCAACAATTAAAAGATTCTTTAGCTACTTTAGATGATGCTTATGGTATAGGGGAAATTACAGAGACCACCTATAATGAAGACGGAACATTTTCTTATGAACAAACAGAAGGTATTATTCAATCATCAAAATATCAAACAGCTAATTTAAAAGCCTATTTAGATTCTGATATTCCAACAGATAAAGAAAAGTTGGCTGCTTTAAATAGATTATCTACTATTGCTAATTCAGATTTAGTGGGATCAAAATTAAAAGGGGTAGATGAGGAAACTGGAGATTTTGTTTTAGATAATTTAGATCAGGCTTTTGCTAATCTTGCAAATGATCCAGAATATTCATATTACACAGATAGAATTAATAAAGTTCCAGATCAAACTTTTTTACAAGATTTAAAAGACAACCCTATAAAAACAGTTGTTACATCTGGTGGTTTAATGCCAACGCTAATTAAGTCAGGTATTGACCAATATCAAAATAATAAAGCATTGGAACTTTTAGGTTATACAGGAGAGGTTATTAAAGAAGGTAGTTTAGGTGGAGGTGATGGTGGATTACTAAGTAGTGAAGATTATTTATTAGGAAATGTAGAAACAGGAGCTGATGTGAATGAGGCTATTACTAGACTTCCAGGTTTAATCGGAGGAAACGAATTACCCCCTTCAGTCTTTGATACTTTTTTTAGCGACATTTCAAAAGCAAGTGATAATATTATGAGTCAATACAATTTAGCAAAAGCAAAAACAAACAATTTTATAACGACACCAATAACAAACGCTTCTTATGGAATTTTTAAAGAAGCTGAATTAAAAGGATTAATCTAATGGCTTGGGAATGGCTTGAAAAATATTTAAAAGGAGGCATGGCAACTCAAGGTGTACCAGATGCTGTAGGTGGAGAAGTTCCTACATCAGGTTTATTTGGCTCTGGAGGTGAATATGGTCAAGGCGGATTATTTACAACCTTTAATCAACCCAACGATCCAAGTAAAGGAATGTTAGATTTATTTTCTAATCTTCCTGTGGTTGCTGGTATGGAGGTTATACAAAGCGGAACAAAAGGCAAGCCTATTAACGAAGCCTTATTACCTGCTTTTAAATCATCATTAGTTACAACATCAGCCGTTGATAAAGTTAAAGCTGCTAAACGAAAACAAAAATTTATTAAAGATTATAAAGATAAAGTTCCTAAAGAAGATATGGAATTATTTTTAGCTTTTCCTGAAAAATATGTAACAGCTATGCTTTCAGAAAAAATGAGAAAAACAACATTGGGAGACAGAGCTACCGAAATTTTTGATAAGATTGCTGCCCTGCCTCCTGATAAACAACTTGCAGCTATTAAGGCTTTACCAAAAATACAACAAGACCTTTACAAAAAATATATTAGACAACAATTTAATCTGGTTGAAGAATTGCTTACAGGAGATTTAAAATCAGGTGATGGAGGAATAAAAAGCACTTGGAAAATTGGAGATGTTATTGAAAGAAAAGATGGATCAAAAGCTAAAGTAATTAAAGTTGATGAAAATGGTAAAATTCTTGAAGTAGAAATTATAAAATAAGGAGCAAACTAGAATGGCCAATATATCGCTTCAAGAATTTTTAGGAGAAAGTTCCATTATTTCTACTATTTCAACAAAAGATAAAGATAAAGAAGAAGAAGAAAAAAAGAAAAAAGCTGAACTTGAAAAATTATTAAAAGAAGAATCTAAAGAAGAAGATTTTGTTTCTGCTGAAAGTTTGGGAATAGAAATATCGCCTTTAGCAACACTTTCTCAAAAAAAAAATATTATTAGTCAGCTCACTGAAGATAAAGAAAAAATCAAAGAAAAAAAATCCATTAGTTTTGAAGAATTTTTAGGAGATTCTGTTGTTATAGGATCGGAAACCGTAGATGTTATGAAGGGGTCTGTTCTGGATGGACCTAGAAAAATAGACACCGAAGAAATTATAGATCAACATGGTTATTATAGCTGGGAAAATTTTAAAGAAAATCTTTTAAGAAGAACTTTTCTAGCTGCTGCAAAAGATACAGGTCAAGCCACTGTTGATACTATTAATTGGGCTGCTAAAAAACTTCCTAACATTGATAAAAATATTATTAATAAGCAATTTGAAAAAATTGAAGAACCAGATTATTTTGGTGGAAGTTTAAGTAGAGACCTTTTGGGTTTTGCTACTTCTTTATTTGGTGTTTCTAAAGTTGGAACCGCAGCCAATTTAATAACTAAAATTCCTAAAGCCACAACTGCAACAGGACACCTAGTTAGAGCTGCTGTTAAAGGTGAAATTGCAGCCCAGTTCACTTGGTCTCCTTATGAAAGTCGGATTACTAATCTCATTCAAGCCTATCCTTATTTAGCTAATCCTATCAGTGAATATTTAGCAGCTAATACCGAAGATTCTGAAAACGAAGCTAGATTCAAGATGGCACTTGAAGGTAGTATTTTTGCCGTAGGGATTGATAAGTTATTGCGTCTTTTAAAACCTGCAAAAGCAGCAGGAGTTAAAACTAACAAACTTAAAAATACCGACAAACCTATTAAAAAATTTAATGAAAAAATTCAAAGGGAAGCTGAACTTATTGAAGATGCTACAGGCGTTAAACCTAAATCGTTAGATGATATTGATGTAAGTGCTAACAACGAATTAACAGTTAAGCGTCTCAATCCTGATGTTAGTAAAAAAATTGAAAAGTTTTGGGGTGATCTTGTTGAGCAGGGCTTGGTAGCTAGAAATCCATTAGTTAGAATTGGTGTGCAAATTTTTGATACCATGAGAAATCCTAGAATAATAAAAATAATTAAAGATAAAAAACTTTTAGAAAAATATAATATTTCCATAGATGATCTTATGGATTTATATAGCAGAACCAAAAGAGCATCAGCTCAAGAACTTAATCAACTAAGTCAATGGGCTAAAGCCACAGGCAAATTTATGGATGATGCCAAACTAACTAAAAAAGAAAAGGCGGCATTAGAGGCACAAGGTGTAGATGTAGAATTATTGTTAGATGATACCCTTAAACAATTAGACAATATAAGAAGGGGAATGATGGTTGGTAGATGGGCTACGGCTGCTAGAAACTTTCTATCCCAGATGGGAAGACAGGGAATTAATGTTCTTAACGATGCAGTTCAATGGGGTGCTGAACAGCTTTGGAAAGCAGCTACCCTAGGAAAAGGAACGATCAAAAAACCTGCCGATCCCCTTAGAACCTTTCAAGGTTTTGTAGATATTTTTAGACAAATTAGACCAAAAAATTTTAGTAAAATTAAAGCAGATGTTAATAAGATTCTTTCTTATTATCCAAATCTAAAAGACCGTTTATTTTTAAGATATAGTTCAGATGTTATTGCCTTTAGTGGAAAAAAATATTCTCCACTTGGACTTGGAATGAGGGGTGTAGATATGTTTAATATTTTTAATAGGTTACAGGAATTTGTAACTAGAAGGGCAGTCTTTCAAAACGCATTAGATGCTATCATTAGAAGACAACCAGATATCTATGGTAAAGGAATGACCTTAGCAAAAATGGTGGCAGATAAAAATTTAATTATAAGAATAAAACCTAAAGATATTGCTGCTGCCATAGATATTGCATTGGAAGCAACTTATGCGGCTTCACCTAAAGGTGAAATAGGAAAGGCATTTGTAAGTTTTATTAATAAAATGCCTTTTACTTTTTCTTTATTAGTTCCTTTTCCCAGATTCTTAGTGAACTCATTAAAATTTTTATTTGAGTATAGTCCATTAGCGACAGCAAGAGGTGTTGCTGGTGCGGTATTAGATATACCTGCTACCATGCTAACCTTTTCAACAAAAGGAAGATGGACAAAAGGTTTTCTTCAAAGATTAGCAAAAGGCGATATGAGTGGTATGAGCAAAGCTATGGTTGGGTGGGGAATTTTTGCAACCGCTTATCAAATAAGAGGTTCTAAATTAGCTGGAGAAAAATGGAATGAACTTGTGGTGGGAGATAGAATAATAGATACCTTGCCTTATAACCCTCTAGCAGCCTATTTATATGTTGCCGATTTAGTTCATCGCTATCAAAACGGAGTTCCAGTTTTTCCTGCAAATCCAACTAAAGAACTTTTAAAAGTTTTTGCAGGAACAAGAGGAGGTACAGGATTATATTTTGTAGATCAAATAATTAATTTAATTACTGACCCTATGACTACTAAAAAATGGAATAGGGTTTTTGATGCAGTAGGTAAAATTGCCAATCAATATATGACTCCATTTAAAACTTATATTAATTTATGGGAAGGAGGAAAAAGTTTTTTTGAAGGTGATGCAACTAAAGCAGTTAAAGATACTAGAACCTCACCATTAGACACAAGTCTAGGATTAGCTATTGAAAAAAATTTCAAAAGCATATTTAATAAAGATGAGCTTCCAGATTATACTTCTATTACCCATGCTGTTTTTGATGATGAAACAAAAAAATGGGTGGCTAGACCTTTAAGAAACGAAAAACCCCTTTTAACAGAATTTACAGGATTAACTATTAAGCAGCCTAAAAATCCTGCCGAAAAAGAATTGGATCGTTTAAATTTCCAGTATAGGGAAATTTTTCAAACAACAGGAATCCCTTTCTTGGATAGAATGTATAAAGATATTCTTGCTCCACAAATTCATTTTGGTTTATCTACAATAGTTACAAATGAAAAATATTTAACTTTAACTCCTAATGTTCAAATACTAATTATTAAAGAATTTTTAAAAGAAGCAAAGAAAAATACCATGACAGCACTACAATCTAATCCAGAATTAATTCCTTATTTAATGGAATATAAAATTAATAATCTTCCTAAGTCTCAAAGAAAAGTCTTAGATGAAGTTTTGGGAAAAGATTATATAGATACTTTAATTAAAGAATTTCAAAGTAAAAATAAATAATGATACATCTTGTGTTTTAGTTGTATTATACAACTACATCTTGTATGTATAATTATGGCGAAACTTAGCAAGAGTGTAAAGGGTACTATTTCTGAGCTAAAAGCCATCACAAAATTAACACAAAACGGCCACTGGGTTGCCAAATCTTTAGACCCCCAATGTCCTTTTGATATTGTAGCAGTTTCAAAATATGGTAAAATAAAACTGATTGATGTAAAAACAATTTCCTATCGCAAATCAAGGCACTGGAAAATACATCGTATTCCAACTAAAAAACAAAAGGCATTAAAAGTAGAACTAATGATGATTGATAATGAAATTCAAGACGCTAAAACTTTTAAGAATAAGAAAAATTGCAAGGATAAAAAGGGAGAAATCTGAAAGATGGGTAAGATATATAACTGTTATTTTATTTCTAGTTTTATTATTACTCCCTCTTAATGAATAAAAAAATTAATTATGCCAAGACCAGTAAAAAAATTTATAGTAAAATTAAGAATGTGGTATGCCAACTTTAGAGGACATCATGGTAAGCGTTGGGATTATGAACCATCAGATAATTATATGGGAAGAAAAAGAAAATGAGAGTATCAGATAATACAGCAATTTCTATGCCTATGCGTAACCTACTGTCAATTTTGGCAGCAGTTGGTATTGGGGTATGGGCTTATTTTGGTGTTATTGAAAGACTAAATACATTAGAAACTGACAACACATTAATTAAAAAAGATTTAGACCAAGCAGTTGAATTTTCAATCAAATGGCCTAGAGGAGAATTAGGTTTACTTCCAGCAGATTCAGAGCAATTTCTTTTAATAGAAAGTTTATTAACTGATGTAGAATATATTCAATTAGAAATTAAAGAATCAAGACACAACGCAGTTAATATTATAAGAATACAAAAAGATGTAGAAAAAATATTAAATGATATTGAAAAATTAAAAGATAAAGTGAGGCAAAATGGAAACCATAATTAGTGGAGTAATAGTTTTATGTATGTTTTATCAAGGTGGAATTATTGAGCATACTTATATTCAAGATCAAAAGATGAGTTCATGTCTTAAAGCAAAGCGCCAAGTTGAGAGATCGGTAAATCCTCAAAATGTAAGAATGGCTTGTGGAGAAGTTACAGCCATCATAGAGAAAGACGAATACAGCGATAAAATGAGAGTAGTTAAAATCATTAAAGATAAATACGATTCAACAGGATATACAAAATAATGACTGAAAGATTTTGTAAAAAATGTAATCATTTATGCCATTGTATTGAAGCAGACCATGAAGGTTGTAAATGCGATGGTTGTATTTGTGGACAAAAAGAAGAAGATAAAAGCTATGAAACTAACGGAGGATTGGTTATAGACGACACTAATGAGTGTGAATCTTGCCAATAAAAAGGTATAATATATTATGACATTACCAGATTTAAGTGATAAAATTGTATTGCTTTGGGAACAAAGAAGTTTTAGAACTAAAGCAATTATAGTAATTACTATAGGTTTTATTCTATACATACTTTAATAGAGGAGAAACTATGAAAAAAATACTATTACTAATAGTATTCTTAATTATATCAGGATGTTCTATAGGACATAAATGTACCTATACCCAAGAGGGTACTAAAATTTCAAGTTGGGTTTGGTTTACAAAAGATATTCCAGCCGATTTACACAAAAATAATTGCAATTAATTTTAACAAGAAGGAGTTTGCTATGAAATGGTTTAAAAAACTATTTAAGAAAATTACTGACTGGCTATGCAAAGGTTTGGATAAATAACTTATGTGGTTTAGTGCAATCAAATTAGCTTTAAATGCAGGTACGCATATTTATAAAAAGCGTAAAGAAACTCAAATGGCTATGGCAGATGCTCAACACATGGCAGCTACCAAAATGGCTAAAGGCGAAACAGAATATCAAGGCAAACTATTAGAGGCTAGACAGAACGACTATAAGGATGAGGTAGTTTTGGCGATCCTCACATTGCCTATAATAATTTTGGCATGGGGAGTCTGGTCAGACGATCCTGAAGCTATGGAAAAGATAAAAATGTTTTTTGAACATTTTGCAGCACTTCCGACCTGGTTTACAAATTTATGGATTCTAGTTTGTGCAAGTATTTTTGGCATTAAAGGAACTCAGATTTTTCGTAATAATAAAAAATAGATGTCAGATAACTTAGATTTGGTAAATGAGTATAAGGATCAAATCCGAATACTTAAACAGGAAGTAGCTGAACTGCAAGACGCAGGTAAGTCTAAAGACGCAGCTAACAAAAGGTGCTTACAAAAACTAGAGTATTGCCAAAAGGATTTAGAACAAACTACAGAAAAAGTTAAGGAGCTTGAAGAAAAAATAAAAAAAAGTAAAGGTGGATAACAATGAATAATGAAAATAATTTTAGTTTTAATTATATGCTCCGCAGTAAATGGGGAGTGCGATAGAGGATGGGAAAAACAAAATATAAATTTTTCAGATTGGGATTCTTGCATGAGGCAGGGATATGTTGAATCTTTAGGAGTTATGGATTTAATGGGAGCTGATTATGTTAATGAAAATAAAACTTATATTAAATTCTTTTGCAAAAAAATTAAAAAAGAAGAAGTAGATTTATAATTATGAAACTCAGTCAAAACTTTACATTAAAAGAAATGACGCAAAGCCAAACGGCATTAAGAAATCATATAGATAATTCTCCAAACGATTTACAAATTCAAAACATAGAAGAACTTGTTAAAAATATTCTTCAACCTTTAAGGGACTACTACGAAGCTCCTCTTAAAATAACTTCTTGCTATCGTTCTCCAAAATTATGTGAGAAACTAGGATCTAGTTCTAATTCTCAGCATTGTGCTAACAACGGTGCAGCTTGTGATTTTGAAATTCCAGGTTATGATAACAAACAAGTGGCCTCACACATTAAAAACAATTTTGACTTTGACCAACTGATACTTGAATATTATGATGAAAGTGATATTAATTCAGGTTGGATTCATTGTTCATTTTTATCTGGTAAGAATAGGAAAGAGTCCTTAATAAAAGATAACGAAGGTTATCATCAATGGAAGTAACATGGCAAAAAAAAAGAAAAAAAACAAAAGCAAAAAAAAGAAGAATAAAAAAGGTAAAAAGAAAAGATAATTCTTTTTAATGCTTAAAAAAAAGAAGACCAAGAAAACTTGGAGCAGAAAAATTCATGCAACTTATGATGTTGGTGATTGCAAATATTGTGCCAAGCACATTAATTCAGATATGTCGTTTGTAGTATTTGCCACTAAAGAACCAGCTCATTTTTCTTGTTATAAAACGCAAACAGAAAAGGAACAAAATGCCAAAAGTCGGTAGAAAACATTTTTCATATTCAGCAGCAGGAAAAAGGGCTGCCAAAAGGTATGCTAAAAAAACAGGAAAAAAAGTTACTCATAAAAAAAAGTACGCCTAATCCTGTCGCTAAAAGCCTGAGAAACCCACAGTATCAATCTCAAATCATACCCTCTAAAAAGATTTATAATCGTAAAAAGATTAATAAAACTACGGATAAGGTGTAATCATTTGATATGATTGGGTATGGTTGGAGGGTTATATTAAGGGTTGTAAAGCTAAAACAATTCTAATATATTAAAATTCTATCAATTACACTTCTCAGGCTAGTCGGTTGACCTATTCTTGGTTCCGACTAGCCCTGCTTACACATAGTTGTATTACTTACTTACCAGTTTTTGTGCTGCTACTACCTGCAGATTCAAATGGTCGGTAATTTCACCATAAGAATTAGGATTAGGATAATGCTTTTCATTCCTGTGTTGATTGTTCACATGAATTTCTGGTTCATTATCTTTGTAAGTTAATTGACTTGTAAAAGTTTCATAATCAAATCCTTCGTAGAAATAGGAAACAGGAACTTTAAAAAACTTAGCTAATTTTCCTAAAACAAAAGAACTCAATCCATTAACACCCTTTTCATACTTTTGAACTTGTTGAAATGTTTTATTTAAGGCATTTCCAATATGAGTTTGAGTGAGTTTGAGTTGTATTCTTTTATTTCTTAACTTCTTCCCTACATGACTATCAAATGATAACTTTTCTTTTGTATCAAGTGGCATAAAGACAATACTCCTTTCTAGTTGTTCACAACCATTTACATTTTATCCACACAACTTATAAATAAATTATGTCGTAATTATGTCTTGCTTTGCCTTTTCCAGTTGAAGATCATCTTGCTTTTTTAAAATAGCATCCTGCTTTTTAAAAACCCAGCTTTTGTATTTATACATTAGCCTAGTTTCATTTTGTACTTGATCCTCCAACTCCCTTATCTTTTTTGGATCGTAGTCCATCTACCTTATCCTCCTTTAACAACTTAACTGTGGAAAATACTGTTCTCTGACCACTAATTTCTTTCACCCTTGATTTATCAGAGGCTTCAAGTTGATTGGCAGCTTCTTCTACATTATCAAAGTCTTGCTCCATGACTGCCGTCAACTCTATGTTCCACACTTTAGTACACTTCTGCATAATTACAACTCATAGTAATTATTGACCTTCAACTTACCTTCTTTAGCTAAATTATTCAAGCTATATTTCCTCATAAAATAGTTATGAGATTGTACCAGTCCAAGTTGTTCAGCCTGTTTTAAAAGTACCCCAATTCTTTGTTTGGAAACATTTAAAGATTTTCCTATTTCATTTAACTTGGGGTATGCCTCATGTTCTTTATGGTATTTGGACATAAAGGTAAGTATCTTCTTAATTTGAGGGCTATAAAAAACCCTGCCATTACTTGTCATTTTGATCCTCCTGATCTTGAACTTTCATCATTTCTTTTAATAAAGAATTGTAACCCTCAATATCTAAGTGAGTATCTGTTTTATAAAGATTCTTTTTTGTGCCATCATTAATCGTTCTAGTTAATTTAAGCACAATCATAAGTTGAGGAATTAAAGTAACAGGAACAGTAAGCTCCCTTTTATTAATAACTTCTAAAACCCCTTGAATAAATTTAGCAACCACATAACAGTTGTTAGGAAAGTGTCCGTAGTCATCTTCCTTTTTATCCAAAAGTTTTTTAATTATTTTTTCTTTAGAATTTGGATTAATGTATTTTATATTATCATTACTCATTTTTTTGCCTTTCTTCCTGCTACAATAGACCAATAAATATGACTTAAATGAGGATTGTCTCTCCAATGTATGTGATAAAAATAGTTTTTAATCATATCTAATATTCTTTTGTCGGTATATTTTTGTGGCTTAGTTATGTTTCTTATATCTCCACTCATTTCTTTTTTTCCTTTCTTATTTCTTTTATTTCTTTTGCATGAATTAGATTATCGTATTGATGATCTTCTTTTTCTAAACTTAAATTTTTTTTAAGTTTAAAATTTTCTTCTTCCAATTCAGAAATTCTAAAACTTAACCTTTTATTTTTATCCATTAATACTTCATATCTTTTTTTTAAATCAATCATGTGATCTATCCTCCATTTCCATCATTATAATTTATATAATATTTTCCATCTCCTGATACACAGTAATGAAGAAATACTATTTGATCTTTGTAGTATCTATGAATCCACACCTCACCACTGCCAGGATAGTAGTTTGGATTTTCAATAAACTTTGTATGCTCATCAATTTTATCTGAACACCATTCTCCTATTTCTAAAGTGATAGGAACTTTAGCAACATCTCCATTTAGTAAGTGCATTACCATAATTATAACTTTCATTTTAAAAAGGTGGTGGTTTTACACCACCCCATTAAAGAAGTTAAACCTGTTTAGGTTTGCGTTCTACCAGTTTATGTACGATACGACCATCTTCCTTTGTGTTAATCCACTCTGTAAGATTAATAGTATCTCCAGCTTTCATATCTTTGCTTACTTTATATGAACCCCAAAATTTTTCTGGGTTTTCTTGATCTCTATTCAAGTAGCCTTCTCCTGCTTTTAATTCAAAAGCCATCTTAGTTCCTCCTTAGGTTAAGTATTTGTGTACGAATTGTGAGATTCATTTTATTTAGTGTTTTAAATTCATTAGTCTTGGTAAATGAATCCCAGAACCCAGCCTTATGAATTAGTGTCTTGAGTTTTTCCACCTTAAAGCCCAAGTTTTTAAATTCCTTTTTATCAATTCCATCTTGGATGTCATCCAAACTGGTTTGAATAAAAAGTTTATCTATACTTTCATGTTGTCCATTTGATTTTGGTTTTGGTATTGGTGTTGGTATTGTTTTAGGTATAGAATTATTTTGATTGTTCATTTTCTTTGAAATATTATCTTCATCAGGCATTTCAGAAATAGCATAGACATGACCATGTAATCCCACCAATTTTAAAACACATCTATCAAATGCCCTTTTCTCTGCCATCGCTACTGGGTAAGCATTTTTAGAATTTCTTGGACTACATTCTCCATAAGAAAACTGATCCACTTTTCCTAACCTTGCATGACATTTAACAATGGCTGTGCTTTCATCAGCTTTAATAGTTTCATACTTAATAACTTGAACTCCAGCACTAGCTCCAATTTCTTCGATGTATCGGTGGTACATAATTTGTGTACCATGACAATCCCATAAGGCTTTTTGCTGATCTATATTATATTTAATTAAAATTCTTTGTACTTTTTCATCTATCATATTGTCCCCTCTTTCCCTTCTTTTTTTTCTACTTCTTTTATTATTTCTTTTATTTCTTTTTCCTTTTCCTGATAATAAACTTCCTTAACTTTATCCTTGACCCATTTTTCTAACACTTCATTATTAATAATTCTTTTTATATCTTCGCTGCTAATACCATCTTGAGTTTTATAAACCATCATAGAACCTTTCCATTTTTTGCACATCTTCTTCCTGAATATGAGAAAGAAAAAGATTGTCTTTATATTTTTTAATCTCAGACCAATCCACACCAACCATACAAGCTAACTTTTTTATATCCCCTTGTGCCATCCTCAACATTTCTTGTCGTTGAATATTAATCTGAATAAATTTATTAAAATAATATTTCAATCCTTCTTGTGTTAAGTCTTCACAATTATGTTTATTAAAAAGAGTTGCACCATCTCCATCCACATAAATAAGAGCTGCCTCATAGTCTTTGCCTAAATGATTGGCATACATTGCTACTGCAATTAAATGGGTGAAGTGAGGAGATTTTAATGTGTTGGGTTTTCTACTATTATAAACTTTTTCGCCTTTATGTTTTTTAGCAGTGCTTAAATAAACAGAAGGAAATCTATTTTTATGTTCGGTAAATATTTTAAGAGGCTTGTTACGACAATCAATTGCACCATCATTGGCAATATTTAAAGTTTGACCCATATATTTATTGTCATACCAATTGGAAAAAGAAACTTCTATTTCCCAGTCTTTAATATATTTGCCTGAAATTTCTTTAAGAGTATCAAGATGGCTTGATACCATTTTTTCTATTTTTTTTAAAATAAATGTTCCTTTAATATATTCCTTTTCAGGAAATTTATTATTTTCTAATATATTTTTATAATATTCTTCAACATCAGTAATTTTCATTTTACCTATTAAAATATTTTGAAAAAATCTATGAACGGCTGTACCTGTCATAAAAGAAATAGATGGACTTTCAGGTTTAAAATTTAAGTGAAGGGCTAAAGGATATTTAATGAACCACATCCAATTAGGTAAGCAAGTTTGAGAGGGGGAGGTATTAACCTTTTTAAAATCCCCTTGCATAAAAGCAATGTCAGTAAATCTATCAATCTCACTCATTGACAACATATTTACTATCAATAAGTAGTAAAGTCAATCATTGATTTAATTATTTTTATAGGGTAAAAACCCTTGATGCTCCCACCTTTCATTTACTACAAAAGACAGAAAATCAAGATAAGGTATATGGGTAGAAAAGAAGCCCAAGACCTAGATTGTGTGGGTATGTTCGTACCAACAGATAATGAAATTTTAATTTATAAAAATCAGTCCATGAAAAATGTCCTCATTACTTTCTTACATGAGTTGTATCATCTATTGTGTTCAAAAGATGGCATAAATGTGTCTAAATTTGGTGAAGAAAAAGTTGTAGATAAATTAAGTGAGAGTTTTGTTAGGTTATTAGTTCACAATCCTAAGTTGTTAAATGTTTTTAAAAAATTATTAAAATGAATAAGATTACTTTAAAGTGGGAAGAAATTATAGCTGGTGCAACCAGTGGTTTATTAAGAGAGGTTGAAAGTTTAAGACAAGGAATTGAATGGGGTCATGGTGCTAATTTCAACCAATATGAGAAATGGGGAATGACCATTAGTGGTGCGTTAGCAGAAATGGCATTAGCCAAAATGGGTCAAACATATTTTAGCCACAGTGTCAACAACTTTCATGGTGCAGATTTAATTATTAATGGTAAAAGTTGCCAAGTAAGATCTCAGTTAATGTCAAAAAAAACACACAATTTAATTATAAGACAAAATAAAAAAAAGGATGACTATTATTTTTTAATGTTAGATAATTTTCCAGAATATATTTGTCTTGGTTATGTAGCTCCACACAATATAGAACGAATTGGAACTTGGACTAATTTTAATATTCAATCAAGACCTTTTGTTTGGTCTATCCCTAAAGAAAAATTAACCCCTTTAGAAAAGTTTAAATATGAACGATAAAATTAATATTAAAATGTTCAAGCCTTTTGGCTCAACAATTTCTGAACAAAATTTACCTAATGATTTAATTAAAGATTTTTTGGCTGATCTTAAAATGATTAGAGCTTTACCTGATGAGGAACGACAAGGTTATATGTTTGGTCATAAGTTAGTTGGCAGCGTTGAGTCGGAATATTTAATCACACCAAAAGTTTTATTAAAACATAAACATTCTTTTTTTGATGTTTGTATTTCTGAGTATTGCCAGACCTTATACCCAGACTTTAAAGTTAAGAAAATTTTGATAAATTCTGCATGGTTTGTGGTACAGAAAATAAACCAATTTAATTCCATACATCAACACACCAACCATACTGCTGTTGAACAAAAACACCCCCAGCTTTCTTGTGTTGGCTATTTGCAAATCCCTAAAATGATCCCATTAGAATGTGCAAAGCCTCACCATGATGTAAGTGGAACAATTGAATTTTTTGAAGGATCTGAAAACTATTTTTCTTTTAGTGCATATAAGAAAACAGCAGTTGAAAAAACTTACTTAATTTTTCCAAGTCATTTGGCACATTTTGTCGCACCATTTAATAGTGATGATCCTGATGCTGAACGCATAAGTTTTAGCCTGAACGCCTGTGTGGAATTTACGAAAACCAATGGAAAAGGAAATTAAAATGAAAAAAATTGTAACTTTTTTTAAAGGGGTGTGTATAATTTTTGTGGTTATTATGTGGTTTATATTGCTTCCTTTTATTTTTTTATATGATCGGATATTTGGAGGATGGAAAAAATGATTTGGTTATTATTATTTTGTATGTTGATGGGATATATATTGGCAACATATAAGAAAATTATTATTTATTTTAAAATGTTATGGGAAAAATTAAAGGCTTCTTAAAGGTTGAGCATGAATTATTGGATAATCCAGTTCTTAAACCTTTAGAGAAGCTGATTTATTGCCTGTTGCTACGCCTTAGAGACGCACCTAGAGGTTGTTGTCCTAGTTATGAGTACCTGATGAAGCGTTGCAAGGTAAAGCGAAGGAGAACGCTTCTGAGGGCTTTGGACAGATTAAGTTTATTTGGTTACATTACTTGGAAGCATAGAGGAAACAATTTAACTAATAAATATTTATTTAGAAATGATCCTGATTTTGAACAATCTTATTTAAACAATCTGAAGTTGAGAGCAATCATGAGTAGAAAACAAAAGGAAAAATACCACCAAAGGTTGTTGCAACAAGGAGTTGTATCTAAAAAAGTACAGATAATTAAATAGCTTTCTGATATTTAGGACAGCTTATCTTACCAATTTTCGCCCACATTTTAGGAATATGCTTATTAGTGGGTCTGGCAGTAGGATCTCATCCTGTTAATAACTTGTTTAAGGAGTTAAAAGGGATGCCACAAAAAAGACACCTTGATAGGTACAATAAAGGGTACATAATAAAGATATAATACTAATATATAACTAGATAGAATATGACCAGATATGTTAATCCTAAATATATTTTATATGAATTAAGTAAAATTAGAAAATCTTCTAATTTTAACTATAAAAGAGCTATTGAAAGAAACAAGAAGAAACAGTTAAAGCACCCCCCCTTGATAGACTTGCTAGAATTTATGAACTCAAAGAACTTTAGTGAGGCTGAAAAGGGAAAGGTGGTTGTGGAATATTGGGAAAAGGTCGCTGAAGATCCTAAGTTTGAGAAAGAATTT